ATGGCTGATATGCAACGGCTGCTGAAGCGCGGCGACACTTACCACTATCACCGGCGCGTGCCGCTGCACCTTGTCGAGACAGTCGGCAAAAAGTTTGTTCGCCGTGCGCTGGGCACTGATAGCCCCAAGGAAGCGCGCCGCCGCCGCACAATGGAGGACGCCCGCACCGAAGCAATGTTCCGGGAAGCGGAAAAGGGCATCAAGCCCGGCACTGGCCGCATGTCCGTATCGCTGGACACCCTCACCGCCTATGTGCGGGAGACGGTGGAAGAGATGGACCGCAAGGCGTCCGAACGGCTGGCCTTGTCCCCTCCCGCCGACAAGCGGCAACTGGCCGATATGGTCGAGGATGCACAAGTTCAGCTTGGCATCCTGACCAATCCGGGCGACCCCCGACAGGATGAGTTCGTGGCAACCGCGACCGACCGCATTGCCCATGCCCATGGGGCAGACCTGACCGACGCCGCGCTTGTCGCGCAGTTCGCGGAGATCGTGCGGCGGGGCTTGGTGGAAGTCACCCGTCGCCATATCGGGCGGCTCACCAATGAAAACGGCACCGCCTTCCACGATGCCGCATTTGATCCCGCCGCGCAGCCTTCCACCCCCGCCAGCGTGGCCGCTCTCGACACCGATATTGTGGACGGCTGGGCAGCAGAGCGGAAACCTTCGCAAAAGGCGGTGGACAGTTGCCGGAGCGAAGCTCGCAAGTTCCTTGCCCACACCGGCCCGAAGGCCGTGGGCGACATCACGCGGGCGGATGTGCTGACCTACAAGGCCGCGATGATCGCGGACGGCCAAAGCCCCGCCAACATCAAGACCCGGCTAAGCCGTCTCAACACCGTGCTGGGCTGGGCCACCGAGAACGGGCACCTTGCCGCGAACCCCGCCAAGGGCATCACCATCAAGGTGCCGAAGAAGAGCAAGGACAAACGCCAGCCCTTCGACACCAACGACCTGAACGCGATCTTTGCCGGTCCCGTTCATGCCGAAGGCGACCGTCCCCTTCGCGGGCGTGGGGAAGCATCCTATTGGCTCCCCTTGCTTGCCTTGTTCAGCGGGGCGCGTCTGGAGGAAATGGCCCAGCTTCGTCCCCATGACGTGGCGCAGCACACCTATGCCGATGGCGATGGCCAGACCCGGCAAGGCTGGTTCATCACGATTGTGGAAGTGGACGGCGAAGACGGCACCAGCGTCAAGACCGCAGGCAGCGAACGCCTTGTCCCTGTGCACCCCGTGCTGGAGGAACTTGGCTTCATCGCCTTCGCGAAGGCCCAGCAGGACGCTGGCCATGCCCGCCTATTCCACCTGCTGAAGCCGGGAGCTTATGGGAAGCTGGGCAACAAGTGGGGCGAATGGTGGAGCGGTTACATGCGCGGCACCATCGGCATCACCGACAAGCGCAAGGTGTTCCATAGCTTTCGCCACACCTTCAAGGACGCAGCCCGGCATTGTGGCCTGCCCGAAGGCGTTGCGCGCCAGATTATGGGCCATAGCGGCGAGGACGTGGCCGACGACTATGGGAACGGCTATTCCCTGTTCCAGCTTGTCGAGGGCATGGCGAAGGTGAAGGCCGTGGGCGTGACCCTGCCCGCACCCCCCGCCGCCTAGTCGCTGCCGGGGTCGGGATAAAAACCGTCCCGGCCTTTCAGCAATCCGTTGCACGGGCGCAGTGAGTTGCCCAACCTAAAAGAGAAAGCCCCCGCCTTGCAGGGCGAGGGCCTTCGGGAACGCCGGAACCCCGACGCTGACTATCACCAGCGACACTACCCCCGGCGATCCCTCCACGCAATACCGGAAGGAGCCAGAACCGTGTCCAATGTCGTGTCGTTCGCCGCCAGCGCATCAGCCAAGGCCAAGATGAAAAAGGCCATCACCAAGGGCCAGACCACGGCCAAGACCGCCACCACGCCAGCGGGCAAGCAGAAGATCGCGGCGACCATCAAACAGAAGATCAAGGCAGCGGAACAAACCCAAGCCAAGCTCACCGCACCGGGCGCGATTGCGCGTTGTCGCCATATTGCGGGGGGCGACTTGCGGGCCGCTGTCCTGCTGTATCGCATCGCCGGGCTGTGGGATGCCATCAATCCCAAGATGCGCCTGCCGGGCGGGAACAGGGAATATCTCGCCATGACCCAAGCCGAATGGGCGACGGTTGCCGGATTGAGCGAAAGCGAGTGCAGGAAATATGCCATCAAACGCCTACAAAGTTGCGCTTCCCATATCGTCCAGTTTGAGGTTCACGGACGCGGGGCGAAGAAAAAAACATGGGTCCATTTCGACAAGGCGGCCTACCGCGCAGCCCTTGATGAAGCCGGATATGAACTGAAAGTGGCGGCCAATGAGGGCTTGCCCGGATACCTCTAAAACGGGGAATTTGCCGGTTTAATAAACAGGCCGAAAACGGCCAGTTTAGATATAATCGGAGACGTATAAATCGGAGAGACTTCCTATTCCTATCTTACGATAGAAATAGGTGCATCCCGATCCGCTGCGCTGACGGGCTGCAACAGTTCCCGAACCTTCGTCCGGGGAAGGAAGGAAGTGGGGACACTGGCTAACGCCAGTATCCCGTTGGGAGCGGGAGCCATGCTTCGCATGTCTCCTCTCCCGTTACCTCCTCACCCCAGCCCCTAGGTTCCGCCGCGCCGAGAATTATTGACTGGCCACTGCCTCCATGGCACAAGGGCAGCAGTTCATCAGACCCGTAGTGCTTCGGGGAAAGCTGACCAGCTTTCGGATGACATGAGAAAGATCGGAGCCAACCCCGGATATAGTCGGGCACCGCTTTGGCGGTGGGCATTAAACCTCATGTCCACCATCCGAAAGCCTGCCCCTTGTTCCGTCTCTTCTCACGCCAGCAACCTGAAGCGTCCGCGCCTGTCGCGGATGACGTTCGTGCAATTAATTGCACGGCAGATGATGAAACCCGTTCGCTTGCCAGCCCTGAAGACTGGCTGCTGGACCTGTTCGGCGCGATCCCGGCCCAAGCGGGCGTCTCCGTCACCCCCGCCACCGCGATGCGCTCCACCGCCGTCCGGGCCGCCGTGGAGGCGATTGCCGAAGCCATCGGCGGGCTTCCCCTCCACGTTTACGAGCGCGGCGAAGACGGGGCGCGGGACCGGGCAACCGATCATCCGGCCTATGTGCTGCTGCACGATGATGCGAACGACTGGACCCCAGCCACCAGCTTCCGCGAACAGCTTACCCGTGATGCCCTGCTGCACGGCAACGGCTATGCCTTCATCAACCGGGACCGGGATGGCCTGCCCCGCGAACTGATCCGGCTTCGTCCCGATGCCGTCACTGTCGAACTGGACGCCCTGACCAGCGAACCCCGTTACCGGCTGAACGATGGCAGCGGCCAGCGTTACCTTGACCGGCGCGACGTGCTGCACATCGCTGCCCCCAGCATGGACGGCGTGAAGGGGGCCAGCCCGGTCCAGCAGTGCCGGGAGGCCATCGCCCTTAACATCGTGATGGAACGCCACGCCGCCCGCCTGTTCGGGCGTGGAGCGCGGCCCAGCGGCATCCTGCGCTTCCCCGGCAAGCTGGGGGCCGAAACCGCCAAGCGCATCAAGGCAAGCTGGCAGGCCGCTCATGCCGGGGAGAACAGCGGCGGGACCGCCGTGCTGGAGGAAGACGGGCAGTTCCAAGCCCTGACCCTCTCCAGCGTGGACGCGCAGTTTCTGGAGCTATGGCAGCATAGCATTCTGGAAATCGCCCGCATCTTCCGCGTCCCCCCGCATATGCTGTTCGAGCTTGGCCGGGCAACGTGGGGCAACGCCGCCGAGATGGGCGCAACCTTCCTGCGCTTCACCTTGGACCGCTGGCTGAAGGCGTGGCAGGGGGAAATCCGGCTGAAGCTGATCGCCCCGGACGACCGCGCCCGCTTCTATGCCGAGTTCCTGACGGACGACCTGTTGCGGACGGACCTTGGCGCCCGTGCCGATGCGTATGGCAAATTGATCGCGGCCCGCATCCTGAACCCGAATGAAGTCCGGGCGATGGAGAACCGCGCCCCCTATGCGGGCGGGGACAAGTTCCAGAACCCCAACACCACGGCGGGAGGCGCGGCCAATGCAGCCTGAAGCCCCCAGCCATCGCCAGTTTTTCGGGGACCGGGAACGGGCCTTCAGCCTGCCCCCGGAACTGATCGTGGAGCTTGAACGCATCACGGGCGCGGGCATCGGCGGCCTGTGCCGTCGCCTGTTCAGCGGCGACTTCCACCACCGCGAAATCATCGAAACCATCCGGCTGGGCCTGATCGGCGGGGGCGAAAACCCCGAACCCGCCGCCGCGCTGATCGCTGCCTATGCCGCCAACCGCCCGCTGGCCGAAACCTATCCGCTGGCCGTGGCGATCCTTGAAACCGCTTGGTTCGGACAATCGCAGGAGCAGGCCAATGGGTAGCGGATTGGGCAGTGCCCAGCGGGCCGTCATGGCCATATTCGAGGATGAGCCGGACGCCCGGCTTACCGTCAAGGAAGTCGCTGCCCGTGTCTATCCGGGCAAGGAAATCACACGCGGCGACACCAACAACATTGGCCGCGTCCTGCGCCAGCTTGCCCCCATGATCGGACTGGCCTGCTGCCGTGTCCGCATCCCCGATCATTTCGGCTGGCGTCACCAATGGGGGCGCAAATGACTGCATCCGTGCCATTGATTGCAGGCCGCGACCTGCTGGATTGTGAAGTCCGGTTCGCACCCCCAGCCGATGACGGCACGATAGAGGGCATCGCCGTCCGCTTCGACGTGCTGGACAGCTACCGCACCACCTTCGACCGCCGCGCCTTCGCATGGGACGGCAAGAGCCTGCCCCTGCTGTGGAGCCATGACCCCAGCGAAGTCGTGGGCAGCGTCCGCAGCGTATCCGTGGAAGCGGATGGCCTGAAGGTTCGGGGCAAGCTCAATCTGGAAGTTCAGCGCGCCCGTGAAGTCCGGGCCATGCTGATCGCCGGGGACGTATCCGGCCTGTCCATCGGCTTCCGTCGCCTGAAGGACGAAAGCCGTGCCGGGGGCATCCGTCACATCACGGCGGCCCGGCTGGTGGAAGTCTCATTCGTCGCGGTCCCCAGTGTCCCCGGTTCGCATGTCACCAGCATCCGGGCCGTGCCTGACCTTTCCACCCTCAATCGCTCCATCACCAACGCCATTGCCGCCCTGAAAGGAAAACGACCGTGACCCTGCATAACCCCATCGAAATCCGCAGTGCCCAGCCCATCGAAACCCGCGAACAGCAGCAGGATGACCCGCTGGCCGCTGTCGTGGCGGGCGTGGAGGAATTGCGCTCCGCAGCCGAACAGCACCGCAGTCAGCTTGATGAGCGGCTGGGCAATGAAGTCCGCACCATCGGGGACCGCATCGCCGCGCTGGAAACCCGGCTGAACCGTCCCGGCACCGGCCAGCAGCAGCAGGACAACGGCCCCGATGCCGAAATCCGTGCGTTCCTGGACTATGCCCGCCGTGGCGTTCTTCCGCAGGGCCATGAACAGCGCGCATTGGACAGTGGCACCACCAGCGGCGCGACGGGCGGCTATACCGTCCCGGAAAACTTCGTCGCTGAACTTCTCCGCAACATCGTCCAGTTCTCGCCTGTTCGTTCCGTCGCCCGCGTCATGTCCATCGGCAGCGCGAGCGTGAAACTGCCCAAGCGCACCGGCACCATGACCGCCGCATGGGTGGATGAAGGCGACGATAGCGACGAAACCAGCCCGACCTTCGCGCAGGTGACGGTCCCCGCCTATGAGGCCCGTTGCTTCACCGACATCAGCAATCAGCTTCTGGAGGACAGCGGGCTGGACCTGTCGGCGGAACTGGCCTTCGACGCCGCCGAAGAGTTCGGGCGGCTGGAGGGCGCGGCCTTCCTGAAGGGCACCGGCACGGGCCAGCCGTCCGGCATCCTTGCGGACACCGCCATCACCACGGGCGCGAAGATCAGCGGCAACGCCTCCACGCTGGGCAGTGCCCCCGCCGAACTGCTGATTGACCTGTTCTATTCGCTGAAGCCTTTCTACCGGGCGGGCGCGACGTGGGGCATGAACGGCACGACGCTGGCCGCCGTCCGCAAGCTGAAGGACACCACCGGGCAATTCCTGTGGCAGCCGAGCCTTCAGGCTGGCCAGCCCGACACGCTGCTGGGCCGTCCCGTGCTGGAGCTTCCCGACATGGACGACGTGGGGGCTGGCAAGTTCCCGATCATCCTTGGCGACTTCGCGCAGGGCTATCGCATCGTGGACCGCATCGCGCTGTCCGCTCTTCGCGACCCCTACAGTGCCGCCGTCTCCAGCCAGACCCGCTTCCATTGGCGTCGTCGCGTCGGCGGGACTGTCGTGAAGTCCGAAGCCTTCAAGGCGGTGAAAATCGCCGCGTCCTGATCCGAAACGGGGGTGACGGCTTTCGTCATCCCCGACCTGCTGCCCCCATCTGAAAGGCCCATGCGATGACCGTCCACACCAATGCAAAGTCCCGCCTGTTCATCGGCGCGGCGAACAACACCATCAGCGAGCTGTCCGAGTTCGAGGCCGAAGACTGGCTGGAGATCAAGGAAATCGAGGACATCGGGGAGTTCGGCGTGGAAGGCTCCGAACAGACCTTCCTTTCGCTGGCCGATGGCTATGTCCGCAAGCTGAAAGGTTCGCTCAATTCCGGCACCCTTGAAGTGATCGCCGGGCGTGATCCTTCCGACCCCGGCCAGAACCGTGCCCGTGCCGCTGCTGGCGATTGGTTCAAATATCCGTTCAAGGTGGAACTGAACGACAAGCCGACCCCGACCGGCACCAACACCGTCTATTATTTCCGCGCCCCGGTAATGTCCGCCAAGTCGAATTACGGCAATGCGGACAACATCGTGAAGACCACCTTCGCGCTGTCCATCGACGGGGCAATTCTGGAACTTCCCGCCGCCCCGGCTGTCACCATGTCCCCGGCTGCTGGCGCGCTTACCGCTGGCGAAGAGGATGTTTCCTACACCGTCACCATCGCGGCGACGGGCGGCGCGGGCAATCCGTCCTATGCCATCACGGCGGGCGCGCTCCCGGCTGGCTTGTCGCTCAACGCCACGACCGGCGAGATTTCCGGGACGCCCACCGCCACCGGCAGTTTCAGCTTCACCGTGACGGCGACCTTCGACGGCGCGGGCACCGCGTCCGCCGCCTACACGCTGAACGTCGCGGCATAAAGGCCTGATGATGCGGCTGGCTGCGCCGATCATCATCATCTTGGCGGGCGAGGCTGTGACGCTTCGCCCGTCATTGGCCTGTGCCATGCAGCTTGAACGCCGCCCCGGTTCCTTCAAGGGGCTGCTGGACGACATCGGGGACGATAGCCTGTCCGCCGCCAGCGCGATCATCGCCCCCCATCATTCTCACCCCATGCTTGCCAGCAGGATCATGGATACGGGGCTGGAAGCCCTGCGCCCGGCCCTGATGGACTATGTGCTGCAATGCGCGGGGATAGACCCGGACGCGCCCAAGGCTGCGCCCGATGGCCCCAGCGTATCCTTCGCGGAACACCTTCAGCACCTCTACCGCATCGGCACCGGCTGGCTGGGCTGGACGCCCGCCGCCACGCTGGACGCCACCCCCACCGAAATCATGGAAGCCTATCGGGGCCGCATGGACATGCTGAAGGCGATCTTCGGCAGTGCCGACGATGACCAGCCCCAGCCCAGCCCCGGCAATCTGGACGACAAGTTCCGGGCCGCGTTCGGTTCCTTCGGCACCACCATCATCAACCGGGAGGCCGCATAATGGTGCAAGGCCGCGAGTATTGGGCGGGACTGATCCGCGAATTGATCGCTGAAAAAGGCGTGTCCTATCGCGAGCTTTCGCGGGCGACGGGCGTTCACCGCGCCACGCTGCGCCGCTGGCTGAACCTTGGTTCCAGCCATATGCCCATCACCACCTTGGAAACCCTGCTGGCGTATCTGGGCTATGAACTGGACGCGATCAGGCGGGAAGATGGCCATAGCGTTCGCCGGGAGGGCCGATGATGCCCGTGCGCGCACCCTCTATCCGCATGTGCGGCTGCGTCGTGCCGTCCGGCCAGCGTTGCCAGCACATGATTGCCCGTGACCGGGAGCGGAAGGCCCGGCACGATCAGCACCGCCCCAGCGCACGGCAGCGCGGCTATGATGGCAAGTGGCAGCAGGCCCGTGCCGAGTTCCTGAAGGCGTATCCGCGTTGCACCCGTTGCGGGGCACCCGCCAGCGTCGTGAACCATCGCATCCCGCACAAGGGCGACCGCAAGCTGTTTTGGTCCCGGTCCAATTGGGAAGCCGTATGCACGCCTTGTCATAACGGCCCCATCCAATCGCAGGAGGCCCGCCGATGAACCGCCGCCTGTTCACCTATCAGGGCGCGGGCCGGTCCATCCGGGAGATTGCGCGCATGGTGGGCATGAAGCCCAGCACCCTGCATTTTCGGCTGTGCGTGAAAGGCATGTCCGTCGCGGACGCCATCGCCATGCCCATCACTCCCAAGCACCGCCTGAACCCCGAAGGCAGGCAACCCCGCCTCTATGAGTTCCGGGGCCAGATGCTGGACGCCAAGACCATCGCCACCCTGATCGGCAGGCATCGCGACACTGTATATCGCCGCGTCGTGGGCAACCGCGTGCTGGACATCGGGGAAACCCCTGATCCCTTCAGCGGCTTTCAGGACGCCCCCAGCACTGCCGTGCTGATAACCCATGACGGCGAAACCCTGACAGCAGCCGAGTGGGCAAGACGCATGGGGATCAGCAAAGAGACAATCTATTCCCGCATAGCCTATGGCTGGCATCCCGTGGACGCAATCACCACGCCCCCGGACCCGCGTTTCGCCATGCGGACGATCAAGGTGCGGAACCTTCGCATCATCCGCCGCATCGCCTCCACCTTTCACCCCATGACCGGGGGGTATGCCCAAACTTTCGCCAATCCCTTGGGGACCGGCGTGGGGAGGCACGTTCATCATCTGCAATCAGGGAAAACGGCATGACCATCATCACCGTGGCCGATGCCAAGGCCCATATGAACATCACCAGCGATGCCGACGACGCCCTGATAACGGCGAAGATCGGGGCCGCCGAAGCGTGGATTGGCCAGTTCATCGGAAAACCGCTGGACGATGCCGAAGCCTTCCCGGACGGCACCCCCGAACCGCTGAAGGAAGCCACGCGCCAGCTTGTCGCCCACCTGTATGAGAACCGGGAAGCCACCCTTGTCGGGCTGAACATGGTGGACGTGTCGCCCGGCCTGTTCGACCTGATGGCCCCCTATCGGGATTGGGCTTTCTGATGAGCGCGCAGCTATCCCGCCTGTCCAAACGCCTCGCAGCCATCCCAAAGGCCGTGCGTTCCGCCGTGCATCCGTCCCTGATCCAGTCGGGGGAGGAACTGGCCCAGCGGATGCGTCACCTTGCGCCGGAAGACACCGGGGCGCTGAAAGACAGCATTGCCGTCACCCCGCCCGGACAGGCCACGCCACCCTATAGCCAGTCGGGCGGTTCCACCGTTGCGCGGGATAATCAGGTCTTGGTGACGGCGGGCAGCAGCGACGTGCGTTATCCCCATCTTGTCGAATACGGCACGGCGGACGCCCCGGCGCAGCCCTATTTCTGGCCTGCCTATCGCCTCACCCGGAAGCGCATCGCCAACCGCGTGAAGCGGGCCATCCGCAAGGCCGTGCGGGAGGCGCGATGATGGAACCCAGCCTTGCCCTTCAGAAAGCTGTCCGCGCCCGGCTGATCGGCACCCCCGCCGTCACGGCCTTGGTGCCCGCCGCCAACGTGCTGGACAAGAACAGCCGCCCGGAAGTCTTCCCGTCCATCATCATCGGGGAGGCCCAGACCGTGCCGGGCGACGGCCTTGCCCGCACCCGTTACACCGTCTTTGCCGACCTTCACCTGTGGCAGACCGAACCGGGGCTGGCCTTCGTGAAGGGCGTGGCGGGCGCGCTATGGGGCGCATTTCGGACACCCTTCTACACGATAGACGGGCACCACGTTGCGGACCTGCACATCACGTCCAGCCGCTTCATCCGCGACCCCGATGGCCTGCATTCGCACGGCATCATCAGCGTGGAAGCCCAGCTTGCGGAGATCATGCCATGAGAGCGGGCCGCTTGGACAGGACCATCACCATCGAGCGCGTCACGACGACTGTGGACGATTTCGGCACCCCCATTTCGGGCTGGGCCACCGTCGCCACGATCAGGGCGCAGCGTATTCAGGCCACCACGGAAGAGTTCATGCGGTCCTTCGGGGCCAGCACCGAAACCGCCGTGATATTCCGCATCCGGCACATGGACGGGCTGACCCTTGCCGATCGCGTGAAGGAAGGTTCCGCCGTCTTCGATCTGAAGGAGATCAAGGAACTTGGACGGCGCGAAGGACTGGAACTTCGCACCGTAGCGACGGGGGGATGATCCGTGCCCATCAAGATTATCCGCAAGCGCAAGCCAAGTGACTGCACCCGTGACACTGCTTGCATCGCCCCGGACCCCATTGTTCCCGACAATCCGTTCCCGGAAATCCCGGACCCGTTCGGCTATGGACAGCGGGCTGTCGATTTCCTGCGCGGCCTGAAGCATCCCAAGTCCCGGCTTCCGGGCGGCGCGTTCCAGTTGGACCCGTGGCAGGAAAAGATAGTCCGCCAGATTTACGGCCCATGCGACGAGTTCGGCAATCGCATTGTCCAGTCCGTTGTCATCATGGTGCCCCGTGGCAACCGGAAGACCAGTCTGGCCGCTGCCCTGACCCTGCTGCACACCACGGGGCCGGAAGCCGTGCCGGGCGGCGAAGTCCTGCTGGCCGCAGCCGATCAGAAACAGGCGAAGATTGCCTTGCGGGAGGCCATCGGCCTGATTGAGGCCGGGGATACCCAGCTATGGCGGAAGGGACAGGGCAATGTCCGCTTCGACGCCGCCAGCCAGATAAAGCTCCAGGAATATAAGAACCGCATCAGCTTCCCGAACGGTTCATGGCTGGAGGCCCTTTCAAACGAGGCGGGAACCCAGCACGGGCGCACCCCCGTCTTCGCCCTGTGCGACGAAATCCACGCATGGCCGAAGCGCGACCTGTGGGACGTGATCGACACCGGGCTGGCCAAGGTGGACAACAGCCTTCGCGTCACCATCACCACGGCGGGCCGGGGGCAGGAGAATGTCGCCTTCCAAGTGATCGACTATGCCCGCCGCGTGGCGCGGGGCGAGATCGACGACCCCAGCACCTTGGCCGTCCTGTATGAGACGCCCGCCGATGCGGACTGGCAGGACGAAACGCTGTGGCACCTTGCCAATCCCGGCCTTGCCCACGGCTATCCCAGCCTGTCGGGCCTGCGCCGCATCGCCCGTGCCGCCGCGAACAGCCCAGCCGACCGGGACGCCTTCCGGCAACTTCACCTGAATGTCTGGCTGGGCCATAGCTCCACGCCCTTCGTGGACATGCCCATCTATGACATCGGGGCCAGCCCGTTCGATCTGGCCGAGCTGGAGGGCGAACCCTGCTGGCTGGGCGTGGACCTGTCGAGCAATTCAGACCTGACCGTGATTGTCGCCGCGTGGCGGGACGGCAACGGCGGCTATATCGTCCACCCTTGGTTCTTCTGCCCCGAAGACAATCTGCAACGCCGCGCTGACCGCGATGGCGTCCCCTATCCCTATTGGGCCGAACAGGGCTTCATCGAGCCGACGCCGGGCAATGTCGTGGACTTCCGGCATGTCGAGGACACCATACGCGACCTGTGCGAGCGGTTCGACGTGCGGGAAATCGCCTTCGACCCGCACCTTGCCCGCAACATGCTGAACAACCTGCTGGAGGACGGCTTTCCCGCCGTGGAGATGCGGCAGGGCTGGATAACGATGGCCCCGGCCATCAAGGAACTGGAACGCGCCATCATCGCGGGCAAGTTCCTCCATGGCGGGCATCCCGTCCTGCGCTGGAACTTCGACAATATAGCTGTCGAGACGGACAAGGCCGGGAACAAGTCCTTCCACAAGGGCAAGAGCCGCGACCGCATAGACGGGGCCGTTGCCGCCGCCATGGCCGTCGCCCGTGCCGCGACCGGGGAAGACACCCGATCAATCTACGAAACCGATGACCGGGCCGATGGCCTGTTGATTTTCTAGGGGACGCATCATGGCCACCGAAACAGAACAGCTTGTCGTTTCCCTTGAAGCCCGCATCCGGGACTTCGAGCGCAATTTCCAGCGCGCCAACCGGGCGGCGAATGACAATTTCGGCAAGATCGAAAACCGCGCCCGCGTATCGGCCCGCCGCATGGAAAAGAGCATGGCGGACGCCGCCACCGGCATGGGCAACCGGCTGAAGGGGCTGGCCGGTTCGCTGGCCGCTGCCTTCTCCGCCCGTGAACTGATTTCCCTGACGGACAGCTACACCCGGTTCCAGAACAGCCTTCGCGTGGCGGGCGTCGAGGGCGCGAACCTGAAATTGGTGCAGGACCAGCTATTCGCATCCGCGCAGCGATATGGCGTGGAACTGGAAACGCTGGGCCAGCTTTATGGCCGGGCATCACAGGCCGCCGTCGCGCTGGGGGCATCGCAAAGCGACCTGCTGAAGTTCACCAACAACATATCGGCGGCGGTGAAGGTGCAAGGCGGTTCCGTCCAGCAGGCATCGGGCGCGCTGCTGCAATTGTCGCAAGCCCTGCAAAGCGGGACGGTTCGGGCCGAAGAGTTCAATTCGATCAATGAAGGGCTGTTCCCGGTCCTTCAGGCCGTCGCGGCAGGCAATGAGCGGTTCGGCGGTTCCGTCGCCAAGCTGCGCGCCGAAGTCATGGCGGGCACCGTGTCCAGCCGGGAGTTCTTCGAGGCGTTCCAAGCGGGAGCGCCCATGCTGGAGGAACGCGCCGCCAAATCCGTCCTAACCACCAGCGCAGCATTCCAGACCCTTCGCAATGCCTTGGTGCAGTATTTCGGGGAGGCCGATCAGTCCAACGGCGCGACCGCCGCCCTTGCCGAAGCCATCAAGATGCTGGCCGATAATCTGGACATCGTTATCCCGGCCATCGCCACCCTGTCCGGCGCGCTGGGCATCGGCTTCGTCGTCAATGCCGCCCGTGCCGCCGTCGCTGCCCGTGGCGTGGGCGCGGCGCTGCTGGGGGCATTCGGCGGCCCCGTGGGCATCGCCATCACCGGCATCACCGTCGCCCTTGTCGGGCTGGCGTCCGAAACCGCCAAGACCCGCGCCGCCCTTGATGGCGTGGAGGCCATCACCAGCGATGCCGCCCGTGCCCTGAACGATGCCAAGGGCAAAGCCGATAGTGCCGCCACGGGCGTCCGGGGCGTGGGCAGCGAAGCCGCCGCATCGGAAACCAAGGTGCGGTCCTTCGCGGGGGCCGTGGGCGAAGCAGCGCAGGAGCTATACAATCTGGCGCGGGCACGGCAGGCAGCCTTGATTTCCGATCTGGAGGCCAAGCGGCAGGAAGCCAGCGTCCAGTATAGTGAGCTTTGGGGCCAGACCCGGCGCGGCCTTGATGCCCGTGTCCGGGGGGACGGGTCTATCCGCCACCAGATATTCAGCCTTGATGGCTGGAAAGCGGACCTGACCCGGCTGGGCCGTTCCATCGGGATGCTGGAAGACCCGGAAGCCGAACTTCAGGAAGGCATGAACGACCTGAAGGGGGCCATGGCGGATTATGATGCCGCGATTGCCGAGGCGTCCCGCAATCTGGAGAGGTTCGCCACCAATCCCCGCACCCCGGCCCCAGCCGGAACCAAGCCCACGGGCCGGACCCGCACCGGCAAGACCGATGCCGAGCGGGCAGCGGAAGCCGAAAAGCGACTTCAGGAACGCATCCAGCAGGCGACCGATGACTTGCGGCTCCAGCTTCGCCTTTCCGATCTACGCGCCGAAGGGCTGGACGTGCAGGCGGACAAGGAACAGGCTATCGCCAATATCCGCCAGCAGTTCCCCGAACTGGTGAACACCGAAAACGCGGCCTTGCGGGAACAGCTTGCCTTGATGGAGGGGCTGGCCATCGCCGCCGTGGACCGGGCGGAAGCCCAGCGGCAGGCGCAGGAACAGAAAGAGCGGGAAGAAACCTATTCTGGCATCATCGGGGACGGCCAGAACTTCATTCGCGATCAGGGCAATGAGATGCAGGCCATGGGCATGGACCCGCAAGCCGCTTCCGCGTTCCTGCATGAACAGGATATGCTCAATCAGGCCCAGCAGCAGGGCATCGAATTGACGGCGGGCCAGCGCGCCGAGATCGCCCAGCTTGCCCAAGGCATGGCTGCTGCCGAAGCCGCCACCACCGCCTTTGCCCAAGCCCAGCGCAACGCCGCCGAGCTATCGCGGTTCTTCGGGGACAGTGCCGTTGACGCCCTGCATGGCGTCATCACCGGCACCAAGAACGCGAAGCAATCCATTCTCGACATGACCAGCGCGCTTATCAAGATGGCCCTGCAATCCATGCTGTTGGGCAGCGGCCCCATGGCTGGCCTGTTCGGCGGACCCGCTGGGGGGCTTGGGGGCGTTATTGGCGGCCTGCTGGGCTTTGCCGAGGGCGGCCATATCCGAGGCCCAGGAACGTCCACCAGTGACAGCATCCCCATCATGGCCAGCAACGGGGAATATGTCATCAACGCCAAGGCGACCCGGAAGCATCTGCCATTGCTGGAGGCGATCAACAGCGGCAAGGCCCCGGCCTTCGCCACGGGCGGCAGGATCGGCGCGAGCCTGTCCAACACCTATGCCCCCAGCGTCAACGTGAACGTAGCAGGCGGACAGGACGCCCGCGTTGCCCGTCAAATCGCTGATGCCGTGGGCCAAGCCCTTGATAGCCGCCGCCCCGACACCTTCCGCCGTTCCGAAGCCCAGCAGCTTGCCAAGGCCCAGACCGCCATCAGCCGTGCCGGGACGCGCAACAACTGA